CAGCGAATTTTAATAGAACTAACAATTTAACCGCGGGTAAACTACGGGGTCCTGAGCGAAGCTCTCGACCATTAATTATACTCCATTGCAGAGTCACATCCCGAGGATGTGAACAGCTTTAACTGCCTGATCTCGAAGGTGTTTTGATATCTCAGCATAGGTAGCATTAATGAACCAGTACAGAACATCTGCACAAGCCAATTCAGCTTCTACGGTGAGACCCGACACTTTAGTAGAGTAAAAGGCAGCTGCTGAAAGATCTTCAACTGTGCGAATAACGCCCAGTTGATCTCTAACAGCTTGCTGTTGTTCCTCGACGTCGTTTTGATCGTCGAGGGGTCGCTGCACCAATTTTGCAGCGAGTTTATGGATGACCGGATAACAGCCATGTTTGTTGTGTACGAAGGAATGCATTTCGAAATCACCAAACGAGATGCGTTCTATCTTGACAACGATACCGAATCTGGCTAAAAAGCTAGGATCCGGTTGAGGTTTGGTTCGAGAGGCAGAAACACTATCGTCACCTCCCGTGCCGACAACACCTTTCATGGCTTCACGTAGTTCCTTCCGAAGAACGTCAGTCATAGTGTCATTGATAATCGCATTGCGCAAATACACAGGCAATTTCAGGCACCAAACAACGAAATCAGCAAACAACGTGTTGAAAAGAAAGGTGATCATAGCACCGGAGGGCAATTGTGAGCGAACTTCACTCTTCATCTTACCTCTAGTGATGGCTGTCCAACGCTTGAGCAATTGTTCAACAATCATGTCAAACTCGTCAGTCAAAAGTACGTTACCGCACACTTTGCGCATGAGACGACAAAAAGCTTCATGAAGCTCTTTGAAATGACTGGCGTCTGCTTTCTCAAGGTCAGCCATCATGAACCAACAATCTGTGACACCAAGTTCTTTCTTGAGCTTGGCGTAGAATTCCGCATGGAAATGCCGGACGCTGCCGCCGATACCGCCTGCCTGCACAAAATTGTCACGCATAGTGACCAGGAGTGCAGTAGCGGCAAGACTTACGTGTCCGAACATAGCATTGAAAGAGGGGTCAACGGCGGAAACTGGTTGTCCGGAGCCAGGTTGCAACAATTTACTCGCGCCCCCTTTCCCTTCCAACCACTTACGTATCGCCGTTTCAATCTTAACTTTCATTTGCGTTTTGACATGGCTGGCAACTTTACGAGCGGGTCGCATCAGCCAATTCCAAGCATCAGCGGGCATCTCACCAGTGAGGATGAATTCATCCGAAAAACTACCAAGGTCCCATGAACCCATGGTAGCCGAGACTTCATCACCCAAGGCTGACTTCAGCATTTGATTCACTAGTTGCCTGGCTTTTGCGTAGACGAGC